GGCGAACAATCAGGTACTTGGGGTGTTACAACTAACACCAACTTAGGAACAGCCATTGAAGAGGCTATCACAGGTTCAGCTGATGTTACATTCGCAAGTGCTACAGTAACTCTAACACTAACAGACACAAACGCATCTCAAACAGCACGTAATTTGAGATTAAACTTAACAGGTACATCAGGTGGAGCTCAAGACTTAATTGTACCTTCAATTGAAAAATTTTATTTAGTTAATAACGGATGTGCTGATGCAATTACAGTTAAGAACTCAACAGGCACAGGCGTAGCCGTTCCAGCGGGTAAAGCAATGTTACTATTTAATGATGCTACAAACGTTGTTGAAGGAGTTAACTATATTACAGCTTTAGAAACTTCAACTGCTACAATTGGAACCTTAACTTTAACTAATGATCTTACTGTACCAAATGGAGGTACAGGGGCTTCTACGTTAACTGGATATGTTAAAGGTAATGGTACTTCAGCATTTACAGCACAAACTGTACCTATTCCTGTAGCTGACGGAGGTACCGGCGCTACAACTTTAACAGCTAACAATGTTATCTTAGGTAATGGCACTTCAGCTCCTAACTTTGTTGCGCCTGGATCATCAGGTAATGTATTAACATCTAATGGTACAACATGGACATCTGCAGCTGCAGCAGCTTTTGATGCAGGTACATTGATGTTATTCCAACAAACAACAGCACCAACAGGTTGGACTAAACAAACAACCCATGACAACAAAGCATTAAGAGTGGTGTCTGGTACAGCATCATCAGGAGGTTCTGTTAACTTTACAACAGCTTTTGCTTCTCAAACTCCAACTGGTTCTGTGACTATTACCAGTGTTTCTGGTTCTGCTGGCAATACAACACTTTCTACACCACAAATTCCAAGCCATTCACATGTTATACAAACCCGAAGTCCCGCGGGGGGTGGTCCTATTGCAGCTATAGATGGTTTAAGTTCTTCTACACCAACCTTTGGAACTTATAATACCCTTAGTACAGGTGGAGGAGGTTCTCACTCTCACCCATTTAGTTTTTCTAGTGGTTCAGGTACTTTTAGTGGTAGTGCAATTAATCTTGCTGTACAATATGTAGACTTAATTATTGCATCTAAAGATTAATAGAAAGGTATAAATGAGAATTGAACAAGGAACGTTTTGTCCTTTAATTAAAAAAGAGTGTGTAGGCTTAAAGTGTGCGTGGTTTACTAGAGTACAGGGATTTGATAAAAATACTGGTAAAGAAGTAGATGAATACCAATGTGCTATAACTTGGATGCCTATGTTACTAGTAGAAAACTCTGGGACACAAAGAGAAACTGGAGCAGCTGTAGAATCATTTAGAAATGAAATGGTGAAAGCTAATGAAAATAGTGTTAGATTATTAGCCGAAACTGCAAAACAAAATTTATTAGGAGACAATAAAAAATGAGATTAATAATAATAAAAGAAACAGGCACTGTTGGTAAAGACGGTGAAACTTACGATGATTTAGATTTATCTTCGTGTAATTTACCAAATAATCTATGGGCGTTGCAATGGTATGATAACAATACTGGACATATAGAATATGATAGCCCTATGATTCAAAATGATGAAATAACAGAATTGCCAGATTGGACAAATGCATGTATTAATGTATGGCAAGCAGCTAAAGAAGCAGCGATTGCAGCGGCGGCGGAAAAAGTAGCAGTTATACACGCGGAAGAGGAAGCGGCGGCGGTTCAAGCCGCGGCAGAGTAAACTTCCAGTCATATCTAAAAAAGTATTAATTAATGAATCAAGATCTTGTTAATAATAACTATATTGTTATTGATAATTTTATTACTTTAAAACAAGCACAGGATTTATATACAAAATTTGTCAATGATATAAATAACAACTCAAACAATTTTGTTCGTGATCCACAATGCCCCCTTTCCTTTGCATCTTATAACTATAAAGATTTTTTAGCTTTGTTATGTGCAAAAGTACCATTTATGAATGATGTACTAAAAGAACCAATGTTACCTACATACGCATATTCTAGATTATATAAAAACGGAGAAGTTTTAAAACCTCATACTGATAGGCCTTCATGTGAAGTTAGTGTTACGTTACATCTAGGTGGCGATACTGATTGGGACATATGGTTTACAAAACCGAACGGTGAAACAAGTAGTTTTAATTTAAAACCTGGACAAGCTGCTATATATTTAGGTATGGTTTCTAGACATTGGAGAGAATCTTATAAAGGCAATAACTATGGACAAGTATTTTTACATTATGTAAGAGCTTACGGAGATCATTGGCAACATTATTATGATAGGATAAATAATGGATATTTTAGATAATTATATAAAAGTTATAAAAAACTTAATCCCTAATACCCTATGTGATCAAATTCTTACTGAATATGCAAATACTAATGATTGGGTAGATGCTAACACAGGCGGTGGAATACAGAAAAATATTAGAAACTGTCACACTATTGGATTATCACACAATAATATAATTAAAGACAGTGCTATAAGGAAAAAAATAGATGATGACTTATTTAATATAGCTAGTCAGTGTATTGAGAAGTATAATAGTAATCATACCCATGCACAAATAGCTGAAGATACAGGGTATGAATTACTGAGATACCGAGAAGGAGAATTTTATTCTCAACATGTTGATACTTTTTTACAAGCTCCTAGATTAGTAAGTTGTTCTATGCATTTAAATGACGACTATGAAGGTGGTGAATTTGCTTTCTTTGATAGGCAATTAAAATACAAACTTAACAAAGGAGATGTATTGATGTTTCCTTCTACGTTTATGTATCCACATGAAGTTATGCCTGTAACTCAAGGAACTCGATATTCAATAATTACATGGTTTAGATAATGATGGATTAGTAGTAAACAAAATTTAATAAAGAATGTATAATAATGCTTATAAGTCAATAGATTTGGGGCATTTAATTGAAAAATTTCGTTTGGTATCTCAGCGTTGCATTGGGCGTTGCTTTTGCTTTACTCGTAACAGAGTATGCTTTCGCTGGTGGAACTACTACCATAAAATATCAAGGCCAACCCGTCCCTTCAGCCATGGCACCGTCCATGTCTGCATTTTCACAAGATGTATGTGCTGTACCTGTTAGCGGCGGAGCTAACACAGGTGTCTTCGCGATTTCAGGGGGGACTGTTATGACAGACGATAACTGTGTGAGACTAAAGAACGCGAAGGCTTTACATGACATGGGCCTCAAGGTAGCAGCAGTGTCGTTGCTCTGTAAAAACCCAGATGTCTGGGACGCTATGGAAATGTCTGGCAGTCCATGCCCTGTTGGTGGTTCAGTCGGCGATGCAGCAAGATTAGCCTGGTGGGAACTAGAACCTGGTAGATTTAAAAAACTATATGGTCAGAACTATGAGGTAAAAAAGCCTGAGGTAAAAGATGAAGAAGCTACTACTTACCCTTATAATCCTGACAACGTGGAGTAATTATGGATATACGTGGAGTTGTGGGTTCAATCAAACAGAAGACGGTTGGTATCTGGATGGCAGTATGCAATGCGACGGTATTGAAGTGTCAGTGGCTTTGGAAGATCACTATTGCACATGGTTCCGACCTGATGACCCATACTGTTCAACATTTGCAACAGAGCCTATATGTAGTGACACAGTGGAGTATAGAACGCTTGCATGTACTGAGCCTAACACTGTTGGTGTGGTTAACCAAGTTAGGGATTATTATTGTCAAACCAATGCATTCGGTCCTTGGATCACTACTTCAGAAAATTGTAGCCCAGCACCAGCGACTTGTATTGATACTGCAGAAAGTAGGGAAATAGCATGCGATTCAGGTTACGAAGGAACAATAACTCAGGTAAGACAGTTCAACTGCTCAACTCCTTACTTAGACGGGGTTTGGACAGACTGGGTAGAAACAAACAGAAGCTGCGCGATGAGCGTAACGGATCCCGTATCGCCGCTATCAACGACTATACCCCAAGCAACTTCGGATGGTTCTTCAACAGACCCAGTAAACCAAGTCTCCACGAGTGTACAACCTCCAGCAATAGACAATGTAACTGCACCGGAGAATGCGCAGGTGTTGACGACGACTATGCCAGATTTGGTGCAGCCGAAGGAGGAGTCTTCCGAGACCCAACCGAAGCAAGAACAGACGAAAGAAGAAAAGAAAGAGGATACTACGAACAGCTCAGAAGAAACCGAATCGCAGCAAGAATCAAAGCAAAGCGAAGAAGAGAAGGACGAGAAAGAAGAGCAAGCGCCTGAGGTACCAAAAGGCAAAGAATTAGTTCCAGGGTTTGGTATTACCATGTCACTGGATGTTTTAAACAACGGCATTCAGCTGCAAGAAATACAGTTAAACGAAGTTTTAACTCTTATACAGGAACAAGAATATGGAACACAACAAAACATTCTCCTTGACTTTATCTTCCCGGACGATGTTAACTCTGGTCTTAACAGCATTGCCGATTTTAGGTGGAGGAGCTTATTACGGGATAACCCTCTACAACAAGATGCTTTCGGTGATTAATAAGTTTGACGCTAATAAAATAGAACTGTTACAAGATGCATTAAATGACCAACGTGAGAGATATGTTGAGCTGATGCAAACTAATATTAGATTACAAGAAAAAGCAAGTGAGGCTATAGCTTTAGCCCGTGAAGCAAAAGCAGTTAGTTCAGGTACGTCACGCGAAGTAGAGGCAGCGTTATCTAGTATTAGAAGTGAGGTTAAGTCGCAAATAGATGGCGTTAATGATAAAATGAGAGCATTACAAAAAGCTACAACTAACCCATTAGCTAAATAAGGAGTATAAATGTTAAGTATTATTTCAGGTATATTAGGTTTCGCAACGTCAGGTTTACCAAGCGTATTAGATTATTTTAAAAATAAAGGTGACCAAAAACATGAACAAGCGATGGCAAGACTGGAAATGGAACGAGCCATGGAAATGGCTAAAGCTGGCTTTGCGTCTCAAGAACGCATCGAAGAGTTCCGAACGGATCAAGTCGAGATGGAAACCTATGCGCAAGAAAGACTTGCACTATACAAACACGATGCTGAAATCTCGCAAAATGCGTCTACTTGGGTTATTAATCTCCGTGCTAGTGTTCGCCCCGTTATCACCTATCTTATGCTTTTTGTTCTTTTATTTGTGGATATAGTAGGTTTGATATGGGCAATTAAATCTGGAGTAGACTTTGCTACTGCGATGGAAATAGTTTTTAGTAACGAAGAGATGGCAATCTTTGCAAGTATTATAGGGTTCTGGTTTGGAAGTAGGAGATGGGATAAAAAATAGTGAAAACATCAGACACAGGGATACACCTCATCAAGTATTTCGAGGGGGTTAAGTATAAGCCATACATGTGCAGTGGAAATGTATGGACGGTTGGCTGTGGGCATGCACTATATCCTAGACAATTAGTAATGAATTTAGCTGATAGAGCTAAGTTTGATTTAAAACCAGAAGATAATAGAATTTGGACGAAAGAAGAGGTAGATGGATTACTTAAATACGACTTACAACGCTTCGAGCTGGGAGTACTTCGTCTGTTGGGTACTGTGCAACCAAAGCAGTCTGAGTTTGATGCTCTTGTCAGCTTTAGCTTTAATCTTGGTTTGGGAACATTTCAGCGCTCGACAGTTCGGTCGGCATTTCTCCGTGGTGATAAAACGCGTGCTGGAGAAGTTCTTTTAAAGTATTGTCGTGCAGGTGGTCGTGTATTAAAAGGATTACAAAGACGTAGAATGGCAGAACATGCTATGTTTATGTCTGGAGCTTAATATGGCATTAAAAAAATTAGCTTTTCAACCAGGTCTTAACACAGATAGAACTAATTACGCTGCTGAAGGTGGCTGGTATGACTGTGACAAAATTAGATTTAGACAAGGTTTTGCTGAAAAAATAGGTGGTTGGACTGTAATAAACTTTGACCAATATAAAGGTGATGCACGTAGTTTATATACCTACGGCACAACAGATGGTTCAGAAATTGTAGGTATTGGTACTGACCAAAAGTTTTATGTAATGGGCGGTACAACTTTATATGATGTTACTCCTGTTAGAGCTACGTTTACTACACCTGACACGGATAACTGTTTTGATACAACAAGTGGTTCTACTACAGTAACCGTAAATATTAATTCTCATGGAGCATCAGATGGTGACTATGTTACTTTTAGTGGGGCTACCGCTGTTGGAGGCATCGCTGCTGGCGATTTAAATAAAGAGTTTCAATGCCAAAATGTATTAGGTAATAGCTTTGAAATAACAGTTGATACCGCTGCAACGTCTACTGTATCAGGTGGAGGTGGCACAGCCATTACAGCAACTTTTCAAATATCTATTGGGTATTCTAATCTAACAGCAGGGTATGGTTGGGGTGCTGGTACTTGGTCACGAGGTGCATGGGGTTCGGGTGCTACAACTCCAGTGCTTTTCCCAGAACGACTTATCTTTCAAGATCAATTTAATAACGATTTAATATGGAATATTCAAGACGGAACTATATATTATTGGGACTATGACTCCACTTTTTCAAATATTTCAGTAGCTCTTAATACATTATCTGGTTCTCGTGCCGTACCTACTCAAGTTGGTAAATCTATGTTTGCATCAAGTGGACATTTATTAGCGTTAGCTTGTACAGAATATTATAGAGATACGACAGCAGGAATTACAATATCAAGCATTACTAATGTAGGAACTACAGCAACAATAACAACAGCGTCACCTCATGGATTAGATGTATTAGACTGGGTTGAGTTTAGTGGACAAACACCTGTGCAATATCAAGGTGAATACCAAGTTGTTACAGTACCAAGTACAACTACATTTACAGTTACTTTAATAGAAGACCCAGGTGGTAGTGCTTCTGTAGTGGGGACTTATGTTTCTATTGACTATACTACTGGCGCTGAATATGACCCTTTATTAATTAGGTGGGCTGACGTTAATGCAGATACAGGACCTGTTCCAGAAGAATGGAAACCGACTATAACAAATACAGCAGGGTTTTTACGAGTTAAAGGTGGTTCTAAAATTGTCACAGGATTTAACACTAGACAAGAAACTCTCGTATACACAAACCGTTCTTTAAATTCATTACAGTTTATTGGCACGGGTGAAGTATTTTCTATACAACAAATATCTGACAGTATTAATATAGCTGGACCTAATGTGATTGCTGAAGCAAATAACGTTGTAATGTGGATGGGTCATGATAAGTTCTTCTTCTATGATGGTCGAGTAAATACCTTACCTTGCACAGTAAAACAACATGTATTTGACAACATAAATCTAAATCAAGGCGATATATTCTTTGCAGGGCTTAATGGTGAGTTTAATGAGATTATATGGTTCTACTGTTCAGCATCATCTAATACTATCGATAAATATGTTATCTATAATTACCAAGAACAACTTTGGTATTTTGGTTCATTAAATAGAACTTCTTGGTTTGATTCACAGATACTTAAATATCCTATTGCTACAAGTGGTGGGTATGTTTACAAACATGAAGATGGTGTAGATGATGGTCAACCAAACGGTGCAGCTCCTCAAGCTATAACTGCATATATTCAGTCAGCAGACATGGCAATAGAAGATGGAGAAAGATTTGTATTAACTAAGAGAGTTATACCTGATGTGAATTTTACTAACTCTGAACAAATAAACCCAGTCACTGCAGCGTCTCAAACACCAGAAGTAGAAATGACTGTAGGAGTAAGAAACTTCCCAGGCGCAGCTAACTCAACTGATGACGTAGCAGGGAATACATTAACAAGAGATGTTATAACTACAGCAAGTATAGATCAGTATACAAACCAAGTCTTTGTGAGAGCACGTGGTCGTCAGATGAACTTTAAAATATTGTCTGACACAGTAGGAACACAATGGGAACTTGGTGCAGTTCGAGTTGACTTCAAACCAGATGGCAGGAGAGGTTAATGGCTAGAAAGATAATTCCTGTTGCTACGCCTAACTTAATTGTCGCACCAAACGAGTACTCTAAAAGTCGAGAAGAACAACTTAATAATGAACTACGTCTATACTTTAATAGATTAAATGGTAATATAAACACCATAGCTGATACAGCTGGAGGAGCTTCAATTAGTTTTCCTCACATCGTGGCTTATTCAGATGCAGATCAGATAGCTGGTGGAGATGACACTCCTACACTGGTTGCTTTTAATAATGTAGCAGATAATGTAGGATTTACATTTAATACAGATGGTACGGCTAATGCTTTGTTTGATGGCACTTACAAAATTGAGTATAGATTACAAGCAGTAAACACAGCAAACGTAGCTCTAGACGCAGTAGTTTGGTTACAAGTTAACGGAGAAGATGTTCCTGATTCTGCAACTAAATACACTCTCCCTGCTAGAAAAAGTGCAGGGGTATATTCTTTTACTATATTAGCAAGTTTTGTATCATGGGAGTCGTTAGAAAATGATAAATTTGCTTTGTATTGGGCAACTGAACAAGCTTACGAATCAGGTGTACAAGATGGCATCTATTTAGAAGCAACAGCAGCACAAACAAGCCCTTATGCTCACCCAGAGATACCTTCATCTTATGGGGTTATACAGTATATTGGACGTGAATAAAGGTTTATACGTAGCACATTTAATGGTATTATACAACTTATTAACAGGTTAATTTTATGGATAGCAAAAAACAAGCACAAGGCATAGCCTCTTTAGGTCGTTATGGTGATACTACGTTGATGCATATGCGTCCTGACGAGGTAGAACAACTCACGGCTATATCAAGAGCTAACGGCGGCGACATTACAATCAACCCTAAAACAGGAATGCCAGAAGCGTTCTTAGGTGACTTCATAGGTTCTTTACTACCAATGGCAGCTGGTGCTGCAGCTAATTACTTTGTTCCTGGTAGTGGGTTTATGGCTAAATATGCTACACCGTTTATAGCTGGTGCTACAACTAAAGCCATTCAAGGAGATACCGACTTAGGAAGCTTAGTTATGGGAGGTCTTGGAGGTCTTGGAGGAGCTAGTTTAGGAAAAACTATTCAAGGATATGGTACACAAGGTGCTGAATTAGCAGGCACAGCAGCTGATGTAGCTGATGACGCAGCTTTAAATCAAGTAACATCTAAAGGTTTAGAAGCTGGTACAGACATGACTAGAGTTTACCAACCAACTAATACAGCAATAGGACCTAACATGAATCAGGTAAATCCTGTAGGTAATGTAGGAAATGTAGCAAATGCACCTAGACCTGTATTTAATCAAAATACATTTGGGTTTAAACCTACTGATACTACAATGGGTCCTGATTTAACAAGAGGTACAACGTTTGATTCTGGTAGAGTTTTACCACCATTACAAAATAATATACCTACAACAGCCGTAGAACCACAAGGTTTTTTAACTAACGCTACAGATAATATTAAGTCAGGTATACAGTCTATTACAGATACACTAGGAACTACAGCTAAACAATCAAGCGAAAACTATGGGAAAGCATTTGATAGACTAAGCCAAGAAGGTATTGGAGATTATTTAAGTTATGCAGGTGATGGCGATAAATTTATAGGTGGTATAAAAACAGCATTACCAATTGCTGGCGCAGGCTACGAAGCATATCAAAAATCATTATATAAAAACTTACCTACATACGAATCTTCAACGGCAGGGATGTATGACCCTACAAGACGTCTTAATTTAGGTATGGACACAGGACTTCGTTTATTAGCACAAGGTGGCGAAGTTAGAAAGTTTCAGCTAGGCGGATCAACAAGTCCTTATCCTCCAGGTCATCCATTTAATCCAATCTCAGCAGGACCTCCACCAGAGTATGGTAAGGTTGATGTAGGAGGTAACTTTGTAAAAATAAGTGATAAACCTGGTGAAGGTTTAATGTCTAAAACAGACTATTATGATACATATAAATTTAAAGAACCTGGATACACGCCTGAAAAACAAGAAGAAGATAGTGGTGAAGATATGGAGGCTATTAACAAAGGCGCTCAGGCAGGTATGAGTATAACTCCAGCTACAGCATTAAATCTTGCACAAGGATATGCAGACACACAACAATCTGATTTAAACCAACAAGGTTTAGGTGGATTAAAAAAAGGTGGGGCAATTAAATACCAACAAGGTGGTCAAACAACTGCTGAAACAAATACAGCAAAAGTAGCAACTCCTCCTCCAGTAGGGGCTATGGAAATGGTTTTAGCTAAAAAACAAATGGAAGAACAAGGTGTTCCAGCAGGTATTAATATTGGAGCCATCAAAGCACAAGCAGCAAATGCTGGTATGAACGAAGGTGGTATAGCTCAGTTAGCTCAAGAAACACCAGATGATGGTAAAATGTTAAATGGTGAAGGCGATGGCGTAAGCGATGATATTCCTGCTATGATAGAAGGTGAACAAGAAGCTGCGTTATCAGACGGTGAATTTATAGTACCGGCAAGAATCGTATCTGAATTGGGTAATGGTTCATCAGATGCTGGAGCACAAAAGTTATATGAAATGATAGATAGAATCCAAGCTGCAAGAAAGCAGACTATGGGTGATGACAAACAATACGCGAAAGATACAAACGCAGAAAGGTTTCTACCTGCTTAATGCAAGTTAAAAAGTTACTCGGTGAACGAGTATTTGGAAAAGCGTTTCATAAGCATTCGCTTTTAGGTGACAAAAAGTTTTTTGACCCCTTTGTTTTTCCAGTAGCTAAAGAGCTTAAGGATAACTTTGAAGAGGTTCAAGAAGAAATAAAGGATATATTAAAGAGCTATAATAACTTGGTCGTGTTTCAAGATGTATCACCAAACCAAGCATATATCCCAAAGGATGACGGCTGGAGAATGTTTTTCTTCAAAGCTATGGGAATTAGGTTCAAACGCAATGAAAGGTTTGCCCCTAAAATAACAGAAATACTGAGTAAATATAAAGACATACAATCAGCTTATATATCAGTATTAGGACCAAAAAGTTATTTAAACCCACATAAAGGTCCGTGGTCAGGAATATTAAGAATGCATTTAGGTGCAGTAGTTCCAGGAAACAATGACTGTACATTGTTGGTAGAGCAAGAACCCTACCACTGGAAAGAGGGTGAGTTGGTGTTGTTTGATGATACCTTTGACCATATGGCAATAAATAATACAGATAGTCCAAGAGCCATATTGTTTTTAGATATTATGAGACCCCTGCCACAACCCTGGAAGTTTTTTAATTGGCTGTGCAGATGGATTTCATTATGTACACCATACATAGTCAGTGCTTATTTTAGGCATAAGAAGTGGGAAGAAAGGTTTTATAGATGCAAGTAACTTTTGTACCACACGAACATATTGAAATGATATGGCCTAAGATAGAAAGTTATATGAAGGGAGCAGCTGATTATACATACGGTCGATTTACTGTAGATAATATAAAAAAAGATCTATTAGAAAAACAAGACTCGCAACAGTTATGGATTGCATTTGATAGTGATGGGTTTTATGGAGCTGTAGTAACTGAGTTATGGCAGTATCCACAGATAAAAACACTAATTATGCATTTTACAGGAGGCAGAAAGCTTCTTAAATGGAAACAACCTATGCTGGAAATATTGCAAAAGTTTGCAAGGGATAATGACTGTGAGATAATAGAGTCATATGGTCGACCAGGATGGGAAAAAATATTTAAACAAGATGGATATAAAAAACAATTCATATTTTATGAATTACCTGTGGAGTAGGTTAACATGATTTCTTTACTAAAAGTTTTTAAAATTGTTTTTGGTCTAGACCAAGACTTCTTTACGTTCTATGGTGGAGGTAAAGGCGGCGGTGGTGGTGGTGGTCAACAAACTACTAAATCGGTGACTACTAATCTACCTGAATACGCACAACCATTCTACGAAGAGTTACTAAAACAATCTGGTAAACAAATTTATGAGACTGATTCTTCAGGAGCAGTAACTGGTGTCAAGCAATTTCAACCATATACAGGACAACGTGTAGCTCCATTTAGTGCAGAACAACAGGCGGTACAAACA